CCATGGTCAGGATGCCAAGCGGCTGGCCAGCGCCAAGGCCCGACAGGATGGACTCGTCCATCAAAAACGCCAGTTCCGAGGGAACCGCCTCATTGATGAACGCCTGCAACTGGAGCGAGTCGGCCAACTGCTCTTCCGTGGCGTAAACCAACGCCATCAGCTTTTTGAGCGTCAGTTCGATCTTGCGGAACTTCGGCTGGCTGGAAGCAACGGTGGAGGCTTCCGACGCCCAATAACCACGAATGCCGCCGTAGCGCGAACCGGTTGCCCGGCTCGTCTCGTCGACGCCGTTGATCTTGGTGCCGTTCGCGCCGGCAGAGATCGGGATTTGCCGACACTTGCTGGCAAGCTGGCCCGTCTCGTAAACACGGGTGAGCAACTCGGCAGACTGGTCAGTCCCGACCAAGAACCCGCCTTCAGAACTAACAGACTCATTCACGCCGCTGGCAACGCCCAGCTTCTGAAGGCGCGGGTCGATCTCGCCCCCAAGCATGGCGGCTTTGCCGGCGAGGATGACGGCAGCGAAGAAGTCGCCGGACGACTTGAACGGGCGATCTTCGGCGAGGTTGTGGGCCGTGGCTCCGGCAGACTTCGCCGATAGCAAGGCATTAGATTTTGCATGAGCTTCCAACGCTTCCTTCGCCGTCAGTCGGTTCTCGGCGTCGGTCACCTCATCGCGTTTTGCCGTGACAGCCGCGAGAGCTTCAATTGGATTCTCGGCGGTTTCGGCCCCGGTCAAAAGCGCCGAAAGTTCGACGCGCTTGGCGGCCAGCAGCTCCTGGAGTTGCTTTTTATTCATGTTATGCTCCTTTCTGCTTGCGCAGTCGTTTTTCCGCTTGCGCGGCTAAAGTCCAGCCTCGAAACGATGCTTAGCCAAGGCCAGCAGGAATCGAGCCCGGTCCACTAAGCTGGCCGCGCCAGCGTCAGCAGGTCGTTCGAGCAGGTCGGATAGGTCCAACCTGTCGCTCAGAAATTGCGCGTTGTGATCCGCCCCACGGGCGACAACGCTGATATGCAATGGCCGCCACATCGACGCCATCACGTGCGGGATGTCGTCTTCCATCGGCGGCATTTTGACGCGCTCGATAACCTCGGCGGCCATCGAGACGTTGGACAATATGCGGCTGTCGATGTCGTCGACGATGCCTTTAAACTCAGGACGCGCAGACATCCGCACTATGGCCCGCGCACCGTCAGCCAGCCACGCACTTTCGATCACGCCGATCTGATGGCCGACGTCTTCCATGTGATCGACGACAAACGGAGCACGCCCCGTGTTTAGCCTGGACATATCCACCGCCGCAGGGTCAAGCGAGAAGGACAGGTAGTATGGCTTGTCGCGCTTGTCGTAACGCATGACGGGCGTGCCGGCATAGAACAACACCTCACGCCCGCCGCCTTCGTGTGCCGCTAGGATTTCGCCGTGTATGACTGTTTTGCTCATTGGATCACCTCCTTTTGCACCATCTGACCGGCCATCTCCAGCGGAACCATCGCGCCTTGGATGTAGAGCTTGTCGCCGCCCGGAAGCGGGTTGTCGTTCTCACGGATACGCGCCTCGTTTGGCGTCATGTTGCCCGAGGTGATCCGCTTCGAGTAGTATTCGGCCCGCGATATGGCATCACCGCGCATGATCGAATCCAGCTCGAATTTCACGAAAGTCGAAGCGCCTTCACGCGGCCCGAGCAACTGCATGTTGATTCGCTTTTCGATGCGCTCGCACCACGGAGCCATCGTGTACTGCCCGAACCCAATGCCCTGAAATTCGATGTTGTTGTTGGTCGCGTGGTCCAGGCTCTGGATCATGTGGAGCGGCACGCGGTGTATGCGTGCGATCTCTTCGATCTGATACCGGCGCAGCTCCAGAAACTGCATATCCCGATGGTTAACCGGCACGGTCTTCAGTTCCATGCCGCCGTCCATCACGGCCAGCTTGCCGGCGTTTCCGACGCCGCCGAACTTCTTCATAAAATACCCAAGGAGCTTGGTTTTCGTCTCGTCGTTGACGATACCGGGCGAGCTGATGTAGGCGACCGGCGTGGCGTTGTTGGCGAAGAACCGGCTGCCGTACGCTTCCGCGTCCATCGACAGGCCGATGCTCTGGCGGTGCAACTCCACCGGCGAAAGCCCGACGATCTGGTCCACGCCATCATAGCCGAGGCCTGGAATGTGGAACATCTCATCAGCCAGCAACGCCTTCTGGCCGCCGCTGCGGTCGAAATAGGTGTAGACGATCAAGCCGGTGTTGTCGTCGCGTTTAACGACCACGCGCTGCGGAGGAATCGGGTACAGCGCCCGCACGTTGTCCCGCGAATCGGTTTCAATCCTGGCGTAAAAGTTGCCGAAGGTCGTAAGGTTCTTCCCGCACAACTCCCAGAACTCAAACGCCGTCATGTAATCGTTTGGGGTCGCGCTAAGCACATAAGCCAGCGGGTGATTGCGATCCGGCAGCCTGGAGTTGCCATCGCGCCGGTATACGGTCAGCTCCAGCGATGCTAGGGTCTCTGCAATGACGCGGACGCACGCCGAATAAGCTCCAAGGCGCAGGGAAGAGTCAGGCCCAACGTACGGACGAGTAGACAGAGCCGGGGTCGAGCGATACCAGAAGTCGTCGTCTGGCGCCGGGTTCTGGCCCCCGAGTTTCGTGAGTAATCGTCCAAAAAGGTTCATGGTAGCTCGAAAAAAGTAACAGTATTTGGGACTGATTTGGCCGCTATGTTCAAAGCAATCAACGCCCCAACCACGCCGTCGATCTTGTTTTCTTCGCGTTCTTTGCGCGGGTAGATGTTGTCTTTCGCGTCGCGGTGGCAGACTACGTTCGAAATCATCCACTCAAGCGCCGGTGAGCCGTCGTGCGATAGCTTGCCGCTCAATATAAGCGCTTCTAATTCTTTCATCGGCTCGGAGAAGTTCATCACGGTTGGCCGAACTTCAACCATCCGCAAGCCTAAATTCTGAAGCCGCTGCGCGACGTCCCAGCCGAAGCCGGGGTCGAATCCAACCTGCGCGTGATACTGCGTCGCCATCTGCTCGATGTGTTCGACGATGGCGTCGTTGTCGATCACGTTTCCCGGCGTCTCGGTTATCAGGCCGCGCTCTGACCAGCCCTTGTACTGCGAGTTGGCCGAGCTTTCAATCGTGTCTTCCGGCAGGAAATACTTCCCGGTGAGGTAATACTGCCCAGCTCGCTCATGCAACCGGACCACCGCGGCAATATCTGTCTTGGAGGCAAGGTCGACGCCGATTGTGCAGTTCCACTGCTCGATGTCTTCCGGCTCCGGCCCGGCTTGCCGCGCCCACGCCCGCATATCCATCCACGCGGCGTCAGCGTTAACCCATACGTTCAGATGCTTAGTCAAGAAGTTCGGAGCCGCCGAAGCCATCTGCATCGCTTTTTTTGCCTTCCGTCGCAGGTCTTCTAAATACACCGAGACGTTCAGGTTCGGGTTCGCCTTCGCCCAGCAGGACTCGTCGGCCCACTCGTCTTCGTCGTCGATGGTGTAGATCGCCCCGAAGTATGTCTCGTCTTCCGCCGCGTCGCCCTCGATCCGATAGCCGAGTCCGTCGTGACCGTGCAGAACGGTGTTCATCAGACGCGTCACGTACAGCCGCTGCTCGTAGCAGATCCCGGCCCGGTTGCTTCCAGCCGTCGTAATGGCCGCCAGCAGAGACTGTTCGCGGCTACCGGTCGCCGTTTCCAGCACGTCCCAAACCTCGCGGGTCCGGTGCGCGTGCAGCTCGTCGACGATACCGCCGTGGACGTTCAGCCCGTCCAGGGTGTTAGCTTCAGCCGATAGCGCTTCCATCTTCGAGTCGGTCCTCTCGACCGCTATCGAATGTTTCCAGACCTCGACGCCGAACCTATCCCGAAACTCTGATTCCCGGCTGGCCATTGCCTTCGCCGTGTCGAACACTATCCGCGCTTGGTCGCGTGTCGTGGCGGCGCTGTAGACCTCCGCCCCGGCCTCGCCGTCGATGGTGAGGAGGTATAAGGCGATGATGGCCAGGATCGTACTCTTGGCGTTCTTGCGGCTGACTTCCAGATAGGCAGTTCGGAACCGACGACGCCCGTTATCACGGCGCTTCCAGCCAAATAGCGAGCACAGCACCCAGACCTGCCAGTCTTCCAGCTTGATCTTCTCGCGCCGCCGCGCCCATGCGCCTTTGATATGGGGCATGAGTTCGGCGAATGTGCAGACACGTTCTGCGGCAGACTCGTCAAAAACAAACTCAGCCTCGGCGGCTAGGTCGTCGATGTGCCGTTGGCAGGCTGCTTTTATCCATTTGCAGGCCGGTTGCTCGCCGGACAAAACGGCGTGGCAGTATCGGAGCGTGCGGGCTGTGAATGTCATCCGGTCGTCGATAGTGCGTCCCACGGGTTGGCCTTCTTTTCCGCCGCCGGCATTGATACCTTCGACCGGCTGGCCGGGGTCATCCCCATCTGCATCGCCAGACTATGCAAGCACTGACGCTCAGAAGCCGTCATCGTGCGCTCGCCCTTGGCGTCGATTACCATGCGGTCATAGAGGATGCAGTAATGCTCTAACGCGGCCCGGTCGATAGCCGTCAAGAGCTTCGAATACACCGGATGCTCGGATAGCCGCAGCCATTCGGCCTTCCCGGCCTTCCCGATGTACGACGGGCACGCCCCGACCGGATAGGCGGAACAATCCACCTCGCCGACGCGCTCTGCCATGCGAGCCGGTCGCCCGGTTCCGTGGAGCACGTGCAGATTGGTCGGTTTTCGGGGTCTTCCTGGCATAATTGTCTCGATTATAGAAAACGGTTCAGCGTGCGGACGGTCTCCGGTGCGTCCT